GGAATTACTTAGGAACGAAACCGGCACTCCCTCGCTTCGCTCGGTCGCTCGAACCCCTTGGTTTCTCGTCCAAGCTATTTAACTTACGGCGCTCATAAAAACTGAGCGCCTGATTAACTGCCCTACGTAATCAAAAACCAGAACTCCTATCTTATAGCACAAAATAAGGTCTTTGTCTATAAATTCACCCTCTCTTAAGACTGTCAGCGACGCGTAAGAGGTCTTTGGCCGAGAAATGATACTTGCCAAGGCCGCACTCATCTAAGAAGGCCCGGATACAGATAATCCTCTTCGTTTCCTCGATAAGCTTCCTGTGTCGCCAATTCCACCACAACGTAGTCAGACTAATCATTTTTACCACCTCCTACTATAATAGACGCAGGCAGTGGCAAAATCTAACAGAATTATTTTAAGGAGAGAGCCGGTAGATAAAGCGTGGCTCGGCATACCACATCTACCGGCTTCTTTGGAGAAGCAGGGAGGAACTGCTTCTTTGGAAATTTATATCAATACCAACGGCAGGGTAATCTGTATCCACGCTCCGCGGCCACCTTCATTGACTACATCGGCTCTGAATTTCCATACTGGCCGGTTCATCTTAGTAGCCCAAAAGGCTATCAATAAAGGCAATAGGACTACTCTAAACCCAAATCCAAGCCAATGATGGCTTACGTAGGCGTATGGTGCGAAGGCCAACGAGATCCCAAGGCCGTGCAAGTAGAAGTTGATAAACCTCTCCGGCGCGCCTTTTTTGTTCCAGTAGGTCGTAAGAGCACCAAACATCAGGCCGAAAGATATAAGGTAAGCCCACCAGTAAGCCAATTTAAAGCCCTCTAAAAGCCACAGGGCTATAAAGGCTACCGTAGGACAGCCCATATCCCGCCATTTGGTATTGTAGGCGTCCGAGCCTCCCATCCGGTAAAGGATGGCAGATAAAATCCCAGCGCATATTGTTATACCGGACTTAAGGATAACTTGGGTAATTAAAATTCCCATCGTAATCCTGCTCTTATTCCGGTATTCATCTTGCTTTTGCTGTCTTGACCTACATAGCCCTCTACGAATGGAACGAGCGTCCTTTTACCCTGGTTAATTACAACCTTCTCAACCTTCCCCTTAAAGACATTTGTCATCGTCTTACTTGTAAATTTCTGATAAATAAAGAGGGTTACCCCGATAATAATGGCAGCCCCTATCATATAGCGCAAGGTCTTTATCCAAGGGAGAACTTGGGTAAAAGATTGAAAGAATTTTATTAAACTGAATTTCTCAGCAGCCATATCTTTTTACCTCTTCCATTTGAGCGTTGACCCTGTGGAATATAAGTATCCCACTACGGCCAAGGTTGCCACGATTACACCGATCCAGAAGTTCGCGCTTAAAACTATTTTCAGTAACCCTAACATTTGACGCCTCCTTTGTTTACCAGCCACGCACAGTTACGTATATTTGATACTGCTCTACGTGAAAAGCGCAGGCAAGGTTATCGTTAAACAACAAAATATCTCTATGTCCAGGACTGTTCGCGAATTGCTCGAAGATTATTGCGCGTAAAGTCTCGTAAGGGTTGTGAAAGAAACTCCTGACTGCACAGGCTTCGGATTTGCCGGGCCTTAAGTGTTCCGGTGCGTGGCATAGGTTTTGGTTTCTGGCCATGTGCAAACAATGCCAGAGACAGTTTTGATTTTCGTCCCAGTTATCCATGCTCACCGGCTGCCTGCCATTCTGCCTTCTTAATTCATTAATTAAGGACGAAAGCATAGTCCTCCTTTATTTCTTTAATAAACTGACATAATTATTTACAGAATTCATAAAATCATCGATGCGTTTATTGGTATCAGCGAATTTCTCATCGAGATATTTTGTCAAAACGGCGTGTGCCCTATGACACTCTTCCTTTTTTACGTATTTTCCGTTTTTGCTAAAAGAGAGAGTAACGCCAAATAGGCTTAGTGGCATAGCTGTTATCCTTTCTTTCCGGCAAGGATGTCCTCTGCTTCTTTGACGGTAAACCCTAACTTGAACAGTTCGCAGTTGGGATCGTCTTTGTATTCATGCTGGTAGCGCTCCTTGACTTCTTTGCTGACCTGGTCCTTTACCTCAACCACCTTATGCGTGTCGCTGGTCTTGCCGGTCTCGCCGTCTTTTAGTTTGCCGGTTACCTGCCAAGCCTTAACCTCGGTCAGCTTTTTGGCAAGGAAGGCCTTTGTTTCTTCCGGGTAGTGCTCAAGGCAGTAGTCTACGTCGTATCTGGTGTTTAGGTGCTTCGGAAATCCTCTCATCTCTTCCTCCTTTTAGGTAAATGTGTAATATCGGTCTATTTTCTTTAATGTCGTAAAGAACGGTATCTCGCTTTTATATTTTTCTATCTGGTCTATCAGGACGTTTGAGCCGGTAAAGAGCACATGCTTTACGCCGTCTAATTCAAACTGTAAGGTCAGGCACTTCTCGCAGTTTTTCTTCTCAAACCGGCTGTCCCTGATCTTGTAATCCAAAATCAGTATTTTACGGTTGATGATGTCATCTATCCTTATCTTAGAGCCCTCTAAGGGCTTGGACTCTCTGGCGAAGTCGTTAAACTCCTTGGGCGCTTGAGGCATTTAATTTCTCCTGCAATTTATTGAGTTGGAGTTTTAGGCCAAGGTTGTGGCAGTTGGCCCAGCGCATCCACCCCGTATATGAGGCAACGCAAGACCGGAAATATTCAAAGGTAATTCTGCCTGCCTCAAATAGCCGGGGTAGTATCTTAAGACGGCGTTTAACTCTTATGGCCGTGGATTTTCTTAATAAGACATAGTTCGGGAAGTGCCGGTAGCCTAAGAAATCAACGCCTTGGGAGACCGGGAAGAGTTCGCATTTGCTCATCTTTAGGCCGAGCGTATCGGCTAACCAGACTTTCAGGTCTTTGGCGATTGCGCGCAGGCTGGCTTTGTCATTTGAGAAGAATAAAAAGTCGTCGCAGTAGCGGATATAATGCTTGGCTTTGTAGACATGCTTGACGTGCTGATCCAACTCATTGAGGTAGATATTCCCAAACCACTGGCTTGTGTAATTACCGATTGGCACGTTCTGGCCGCCGCCTATGCCGTAGATGATGGCCTTAATTAAATTCAGGGTGTCTTTGCATTTGATTTTCTTCTTTAAGATATTAAAAAGAATGTCGTGTTTTATAGACGGATAAAACTTTGAGATGTCGCATTTGAGGCAATACTTATTTGCCCGGACAAACTGCATTGTTTTCTGACTTCCGGCATGCAGACCCTTGCCATCGATACAGGCGTAGGAGTCGTGAATAAACATCAGCTTGTAAATCGGCTCTAAAACGTTCATTAATGCATGGTGCACAATTCTATCGGGTGAAAACGGAACGATGTAGATGATGCGCTTCTTCGGCTCGTAGATGCGCTTGGTGCTATAAGTTGAGGTCTTAAAAGTTTTATTAACAAGCATCTGGTGTACCTTCTTTATGTTCTCATCTACGTGGAGGTCAAAATTCCTTATCTGGCGCTGCCATCGTTTGCCTTTACGCGTCTTGACATAGGCAAGCCTTAAGTTATCTAAGGATGTAATTTGCTCGTATAGATTGCCGTGCCTTCTCATCGCTATTTGGGTCAGGAGACTTTCGGTTTCCCTACTAATCTCCTAACCCCTCCGTTGTGTATTTTGCCTTTAGGGCAAGGCTAATGCATCCAGCCAGGAGTTTATATTCTCCGCACATTCCCCTGTATCCGCGCAAAACCGGCAGCCGATATTCGAATTCGTATTCCAGCGGTAGTTATTCGCATTACGGCAACGGGACCCTGCATTCGTGGCGTTATCCCAGTTACCGCCAGCAATCAGCTAACCGATGACACATCAGCCTGTGAAACACTACTTTTCAAAAAATATCGCGGACGTGTTACGTGTCCGAATTACTTACGCCTAAACTGGCTCCGCGCAAAACCGGCAGCCGAGATCCGAACCCGTAAACCAGCGGTAGGCAACCGCATTACGGCAACGGGACCCCGCACTCGCGGCGTTACCCCAGGTACCGCCAGCAACCAGCTTCACATCACCATAAGTACCTTGGTGATATAAAGAACCTTTCGAGCCTGGCAAATCATAGTAATTCCACGCTTGAGAGGCAGCTAAGTCTGCACCATCCATCCGATAAGAATATTCGTCTAACCACTGCATTAATACACCACAGGCATCCTCAACACCGATATTTGAAATCATACGCCTTGAGGCTGTGTCTACGTGTCCGCCTGTGGTCCCCGGGTCTGCTGATCCTGTAATATTTGTCTCTTCATTTGAACCTGCGGCGATAATCTGAAACTCAGGGTCAGTTAACATCTTCTTCTTTACTGCACCGCCATCGTCTACAAAGTCATTCCAATTGCGCGTATCTGAAATAGTGCCGCCATAAACCGAGGCTGTGCTTCCGCCAGTCCCCGAGGCCAAATAGATATCTACCCATTTATTGATACCTTCGCTATAAACCATTCCTTCCGGGTTAGAAACTGGTCTATGAAGTAAATCCCAAATTGAAGCTGGTAGAACATCACCAGCCACAAATCCGGTTAAGGTATGGCCTGAAATCGTGCCTACTGCCACGCAAAGGCCGTGAAAACCGCCTATTTTGCGGCTGTTTGACGAGTTATAGCCTGTTGGTACGGTTGAATTATCGGACAATACAATCTTAGGCGATGAACCAGATACGGGCACACAAGCATAAATATAAAAGTCTTTGCCTGCTCTATTGGCGGCTACAGTATAGTCAGGACTTGTATCATCCCAATTTACGCTATTGGATAAATCTATCTCTGCTTGAGCAGTCAAGAAGTAGACAGTGCCGTTTATGTCAACAGCTAACTTATTAGGTGTCAAGATCGTGTATCTGTTGGCTGCTGTGGTATACGGCGTCTTTAATGCCCACTTCTGGTCTCGCTGGTAGAGGCTGGGGTAAAGGGCAGCGAGTTTCTCGGCTAAATAACCGGCTGAGGCATCGCCGGAAACATTCTTGACCTTTTCATCGGTGTCACCAGAAGCAGGATTAAGTAATTCCCATCTCGTATTTGCCAAATTATACTCAACAATACAAACGGCTCCGGCTCCAGGAATATCACCGGCAACTAAGGCTTGGCCACCTTTCTTAGTAATCGTATGTGGTGTTAAGCCATCTGGCGAAAAGGTTGGAGTTGTGGATGTATTGGCGCCTCCTGCTACAAATGAGCAGATAGCCAAATTTGATAAGGTCATATCTGGCGTGTAGTCGGCTGTAATCGCGTCTACCGTGCCTCCTGCGGTTGCAATAGGGATACCAGCTGCTGATGCGGCATAGGCTGCTGCTTGATCCCGGGCTGTTTCGGCGGCAGCTTGAGCCGTTTCTGCATTGGTTTCCGCGGTCTCGGCGTTGGTCTCGGCCGTCTCAGCGTTAGTCTCCGCAGTCTCCGCATTGGTCTCGGCGGTTTCGGCTGCGGTCTTGGCAGTTACGGCATCGTTTTTAGCGGTTACGGCCTGGTCCCGGGCACTTTCTGCGACGGCCTGCGCCGTCTCAGCGTTAGTCTCCGCAGTCTCCGCATTGGTCTCGGCGGTTTCGGCTGCGGTCTTGGC